AAACCACCCGATACAGACGCCAGCACATAGCAGTCGAGTGCCGAGGCCATTGCACACAAGGTATCTTCGGGGAAGGCGGGCTCGCATCGTTTTGTGCCGACTCGCGTGCGAACGGGCTGCTAGACGAATGTTGAAGCCTCGGGCTACAGCCTTACGGCCCGCTTGCGCATTGAGCGGCACGCAAATGGAGCATTCATGTTGTCACCTCGCCGCACGAAGGCGAAGAAGGAGCGGTCGGCCAAAGGCAAGGGCGCACAGCAGCCCGCGACCAAGCGCGTCGGGATGCTGGCGGACGCTGACGACATCAAGGCGCGCATCGGCCGGCCGCGGTTCCAGGTCACCGACAAGGACCGCGCATTCGTCAAGCGGATGGCGGCGCTGGGCGCCAGCCTGGAGGACATCGCCAGCGTGATCGGCTGTGAGCGGCATTGCCTGACGCGGTGGTTTCGCCAGGACATTGACGACGGCAGGATTGAGGCCACTGCGGCGGTGGTGGCGTCGCTGTTCGCCAAGGCAACGGCCAAGGGGCTGAACGGCGCGTCGGTGCGGGCGGCGGAGATATGGCTGCGGCGGTTCCCTGAGTGGCTGGAGGCCGAGCGGCCGCGCAACCGCGACGACGAGGCCAGCGCGAAGGAGATCGTGGTGACGGGAGGCTTGCCCGTGCGCGGCGCTCTGGAGATCCCCGGCGAGCACGAAGACGACGACCCGGGCGAACCGGGGGAGGGGAAATGACGCGACCGGCCGCCCGTGCTGTACTTCAGCACATCGTTCTGTATCCACACGCGCGCCATCGGGGGAGCGTTTTGCGAATCTATCCACAGGTCAAGCAGCGCGCAAGCCCGGCGCGACGGCGAGCGCGATAGATGCCGACCATCGCACTGCCGACGCTTCACCCCGGCCAGGTGGATGCATTCAACGAAGGCTATCGGTTCGTCGCGATGCGCTGCGGCCGACGCTGGGGAAAGACCAACTATGCGATCACCCTCGCCTGCGACGGCGCCAGCAAGAAGTGGCCCGTGGGTTTTTTCGCGCCGAATTACAAAATCATCGCGGAGACGTATCAGGAGATCAGGGAAATCCTCGACCCGATCGTCACCCGGGCGAACGCGCAGGAAAAGGTCATCCGCACCCTGGGCGGAGGTCGCATCGACTTCTGGTCGCTCGACGACCCACGGGCCGGCCGGTCGCGCAAATACAAGCTGGCGCTGATCGACGAGGCTGCCTACACGCGGCCGAACATGATCGACATCTGGGAGCAAGCCATTCGGCCGACTCTGGTCGACATGCGCGGATCGGCGATCGCGCTCTCCAACACGGCTGGCGCTGACCCCGACAATTTCCTCCACCAGATCTGCACGCAGCCGCGAAAGTACGGCTTCCGCGACTTTCACGCGCCGAGCCACGCCAACCCCTACCTGCCGCGCCAGGAGCTGATCGACCTCGAGCGCAAGAGCCACCCGCTGGTGTGGCGCCAGGAATACCTGGCCGAATTCGTGGACTGGTCAGGCCAGGCGTTTTTCGACGAGCAAAAGCTGCTCGAGCGCGGCGCACCGGTGGAATGGCCCACGCACTGCGACCTCGTTTTCGCGGTCATCGACACGGCGATAAAGGACGGCGCCGAGCACGACGGCACCGCGGTGAGCTACTGGGCCCGAAGCCAGTTCAGCGGCCACCCGCTGGTGCTGCTGGATTGGGACATCGTGCAGATTGAGGGCGCGATGCTCGAGACGTGGCTGCCGAGCGTGTTCGCGCGCAGCGTCGAGCTGGCGATCGCATGTGGCGCGCGCATGGCGCAGTCTGGCGACGGCACGCCGCCGGTCTGGATCGAGGACAAGGGCAGCGGCACGATCCTGATCCAGCAAGCCCAGAGGCGCGGCTGGAACGCCATCGCCATTGAAGGCAAGATCACGGCCGCCGGCAAGGATGCGCGCGCGATCAGCGTCAGCGGCTACTTCCACCGGGGCGAGATCAAGTTCAGTCGCCACGCATACGAGAAGATCATCACGTTCAAGAACGCCAGCCGGAACCACATGTTGGCGCAATTGCTGTCCTACCGTGTGGGCGACAAGAAAGCTGCGACCCGCGCTGACGACCTGCTCGACACCGCTACGTATGCCGTGGCGATCGCGCTGGGCAACGACGAGGGCTTCTGACACCGTGCGGCTCACATCGCACTGGTGTGGTTTGGCGCGCGCATGCTATGGAATGCAGCCGCATCCGTGTGATGCGGTCGTATGTGGTTTCTCCCTCAAACTTCCCCCGGTCAGCGCCGCAGCGATTGCGCGCTACCGGGGGCTTTTGCACGCCAGGGCGCTCTTTGTTGCGCGTCATGCGTGACAATGCACGCAAATCCGTGAGATTGATGAGCCCGATCTCACCGGAGGAAGCCATGGCCCACTGCACAGCATTCCGTCACCAGGGACTCGTCGGGCTCAACCGCGCGGACGGCACCGCCATCATGCTGACGATGGAAGAGGCCGTGGCAGTCGCCGACCTCATCGGCCCGTCATCCGAAGCACGGACCGCGGTGGCGCGGCACCTGGACGCGCATAGCCAGCTCCTGGGCAGCCGCCACAGCGACCGCCAGGTCTGATCCATCATGTCGGGCACGGTGTCGATTAATGGCGCGGCGCTGGGTTCGCGGCTCCAGCAAGTTCTGCTGACCGACGACATCGTGCCCGGCGCTGACGTGGGCTATGAAATCTGCAAAACCATCTACCTCTACCACCCGATGGGCGGGAAAATGGTCGACACGCCCATCAGCCTGGCGCAGTCGCAGGCGCGCGTGCTGTCGATCCCCGATGGCCCCGAGGACACGGTTCGCGACGCGTTCCTCCGCGAGTGGGAAGACCTGCGCGCTGACCAGCACATCGCCACCGCCATGAGCCTGGCGCGCACGTATGGCGTCGGCACCTTGGGCCTTGGCGCCGTCGGCGTGGCGACCAACGATCCGATTAACTTCGCTGCGCTGGCCAAGCAGCAGATTTTTATCTCGACGTTCGATCCGCTGAATACCGCTGGCAGCCTCGTGCTCAATCAAGATCCGCAGTCAGCCGATTTCCAGAAAGTCACCAGCGTGTCAGTGGCGGGGCATACATGGCATCGCAGCCGGGTGGTGGTCGTGATGCACGAAAAGCCGATCTATATCGCGTACACCGGCTCCGCATTCGGCTACGTCGGCCGCAGCGTATTCCAGCGCGCGCTCTATCCCCTGAAGTCGTTCATCTCGACCATGGTCACCGACGACATGGTCGCCCGCAAGGCGGGTCTCATCATCGCCAAGATGAAGCCGGCAGGGTCCGTGGTCGACCGCCTGATGCAAAAGATGTTCGCAGCTAAACGCCAGATGATAAAAGAAGCGGAGACCGACAACATCATCGGCATTACGACCGAGGAGTCGATCGAGAGCCTGAATTTGCAGAACATCGACGGCGCCGGCAAATTCGCGCGCGACAACATCATCACCAATATTGCGCTCGCTGCGGACATGCCTGCCAAGTTGCTCAACGAAGAGACTTTCGCCGAGGGCTTTGGTGAGGGCACCGAGGATGCAGCCAAAATCGTGCGATACGTCAAGAGCGTGCGCGAGGCGATGAACCCGCTCTATGCGTTCATGGATCGCGTGGTGCAGCATCGGGCATGGAACCGGGACTTCTTCGCAACGGTGCAGGCACAATTCCCAGACGAGTATGGTCGCGTCACCTATGAGCAGGCCTTCACGCGCTGGCAGAATTCGTTCACCGCGACGTGGCCCAGCCTGGTCGAGGAACCTGAGAGCGAAAAGGTCAAGGTCGCCGAGACGAAGCTGAAGGCCATCATCGACCTGCTGGGCGCGCTGATGCAGGTGGTAGACCCCGACAACCAGGCGCGATTGATCGAGTGGGCTGCGAGCAACTTCAACGCCTTGCGCGAGATGTTCACGGAGCCTCTGGAGCTGGACTACGAGGCGATCCGCGACCACGCACAGCAGCAAGCGGATGCGGCCAAGCAGCAACCGCCAGGCGGCATGCCGGGCGCGCCAGGGGGTGGCGGCCCGGAGGGCGAGGACGGCGGCACACAGGCGGCGCTGGGCGGGGAGGGCGGCGGGGAAGCGCCGGCAGCCGCAGCCAGCGAAGAAGCTGCCCCAGCCCCCGCCCAGGCAGCGCGCGCAGCCGCAGCGTAGCCAGACGATGGCAAAGCCCCAAACTCTCTTTGAGGTCATCACCGCTGCGGTCGCTGACATGACGGAACACGGCTTCGACAGCCAGCGCCGGGTCGACGAGTGGATGGCGAAGATCGCTGCGGCCGCCAAGCGCACGCTGACCCCAGAGGACACCCTGGACCGGCTGCTGCGCGATACGCTGAAGGGTCTCTACCAGCGGCTGGTCGACGGCGGCCGGATCGCTCGCATGCACCCCGGCGTGTCGGCGTTCACCTTGCGCGAGGTCAAGCCGAAGCTGCGCGCCGAGCTGGATCGACGCATCATGACCTCGGCCAGCCTGATCACGCTGAATCGGGAACAGTCGATCGCCAAAACCATGCAGCGCTTCCAGGGGTGGGCGTCGTCAGTGCCGGCGGGCGGCTCGCGCGTCACTGATCGGCGCGAGGTGAAGTACGACGTAGGCAAGGCGCTGAAGCAACTCCCGTTCCAAGAGCGGCGCGTGATCATCGACCAGGGCCACAAGCTCACCGCCAGCATCAACGACGTCATCGCGCAGGACGGCGGCGCGATCGCCATGCGCTGGCACTCAAACTGGCGCGAGACCAACTACGACTTCCGGAAGGACCACAAAGCCCGCGACGAGAGGGTGTATCTGGTCCGCGACTCGTGGGCGCACAAAAAGGGCTTCGTGAAGCCCGGCGCTGCTGGATACCTCGACGAGATCACACAGCCGGCGGAGGAGCCGTTCTGCCGGTGCTTCGGCTCATACCTCTACTCGGTGCGCAAGCTGCCCGAGGAAATGGTGACCAAGACCGGCCGCGAGGCCCTGGACGCTGCACGGGCAAAGGTGAAAGCATGATCGACGCCGACAAACTCGACCGCGTTCTGCTCCTCACCAACAGTCTGCTGGATCGCCTTACTCGCATCGAGCATTCGCGCGGCCGAGCCGACACCGCCGAGTTCGACGAGTCCAAGATTACGAGGGCGGAGGATGGGAAATTCAGCCTCAGCGGTGGTCCCGCTTCCACCCCGGCCAGCGCGCGCAAACAGTCTGGCACCGGCGCGGAGAAGGGGGCGCCGAAAGTCAAGCCGCCGCCACGGCAGGAGGAGCCGTCTGCTGTCCCGACGACGGGCCGCGCAGCGAGCCACGCTGCCACAAAGGTGGTGGACGGCAAGAGGACGCTCGCGAACGGCGCAGCACTTCCTGCGCATGTGCTGGCTGCGAAAATCCCGCCTAACTGGCTCAGCGTCACGGTTGACCAAAACCCGAAAGCGGAGCTGATCGCCGCGGGAAGGGACGCCAAGGGTAGGCCGACCGCAATCTACTCAGCCGAATTCGTGGCAAAGCAGCAGGCGTCGAAGTTCGCGAGGGTGCAGGCGCTCGACAAGGCGTTTGACAGCATAAAACGCAAAAACGACGCCCAAGCGAAATCCGAGAACCAAGCCACCAAGGATGCGGCCGACTGCACGGACCTGATCATGAAAATGGGGCTCCGGCCTGGGTCGGACAGCGACACGGGCGCCAAGGTCAAGGCGTTCGGCGCGAGCAACCTCTTGGGCAAGCACGTCGTGCGCGATGGCAACGAAGTTCGGCTGAAATTCGTCGGCAAGAAGGGCGTGAACCTCGACCTGCCCGTGGAAGATCCAGGGTTGCGAGCGATGTTGACAGCACGCGCTGGCGGCGCGGGTGCTGACGGTCGCTTGTTCGGCACGCTCAACCAAATCAAGCTCGGCGCCCACGTTAAGCAGATTGGCGGCAAGTTCAAAACCAAGGATTTCCGGACATTGCTCGGAACGCGCACCGCAGCGTCTCTGGTGACAGGACCGCCACCGACCTCAGCAAAAGCGTTTCAGGCGATGGCGATGGAAGTGGCGAAGGTCGTTTCGGCCAAGCTGGGCAACACGCCGGGTGTCGCGTTGCAAAGCTACATCAACCCTGCAGTTTTCGCCCCTTGGAGGTCGGCCATGAATGAGCTCATCCGCGCGGACGCAGACGAGCCGCTGCCCGACAGCAGCTTCCCCGAGGCGTTCTTCGGCACGGCGGAAACCCCGCCGGCCGAATGGGACACCGACGACAGCGTCGACGACGACGAGGAACTGGCAGAGAACCCGCCGGGCCTCGTGGCCATGCTGGGATTCGACCCCAGGACGGCTTGAGGCCCGGTTGCGTCACAGGATGATCGTACAACTGGCGCCGCACGGATTGGCCCACCCTACGGTCAGCGCGATGTCTGCGGCAGCGCGTGCCTCGATCCAGACCAGGGCGAGCCCGGTCATGGGGGTCTCGTCGTCGTAAAGCAGCCACTGGCGCTGGAATTCGGTGGCTGCGACGGCAGCGGAGACGCCGGCCTCATTGAGGATGCGAGCGGCAGCAGTCGCGGCCCGTTCGCGGTCTGCGTCGTCCACCGACCGCGCGCCATAGACGATCTCGATGCTCACGCTGCGCGCGGTGTTCGGTCCGCACTCGTCCCATGCAGCGTGACGGTCATCCATGTTCGGGCGATTCCACTCGCCGTCGGCGCACCGTTCGGCGTTGCCATCTGCCAGCGTGCGCGCGGACCCATCGGCCAGCGATGCGTCTGTGGTGCCGGGCGGGTGCAGGCTCCACCCGCCGTCGCCCGCGTCAGACCGGCAGAGCACCAGGTTGCGGGCCATATTCAGCACCCCGCGCTGGTGCAGCGGATCGTGGTGACGTACTCGCACTCGCGCTCGACGCTGTCGATTGTCTCCTGGTCCTGGCCGTCGTCGACGAGGGGCACCGCCTCGGAGCCGCGCACGTCAGCCCGGTAGACGTGGTAGCCGGTCTCATTGCTGTGCAGGTCGTGGCGGCTCTCTTCCGCGTACAAGCGGCCGTGGGCGGAGATGCTGGCGTCAAGCCGGGCAACCGCCTCCAGCGGGGTTTCGTCCCGCGCGGCGCCGTCCAGGTCGCCGGTGTCGCCGAAGATGCAGCCGGAGCTGTTGTCGATCATGATGTAGCGGGGCATGGCGAAGTCTCCTGTGTGCGGGTGTGGGGATTAGGCGAGTGCGTCGCGTGCCCGCTGCTGCGCGGCACCGAGGGTGCGGAGGTTGGCGCGAAGCTCGGCGGGAGTCATGCGCGGCGGTGGTGGCGTCGGGTTGCACGGCTCGCACCGCACGGTATCGCCGCGGCCTGCCGGGTCTGGCATCCGATGCCAGCCGCTCCCACCGCAGTTGCGGCAGGGGGGAACGATGCGGAGAACCATCAGGAGGCCCTCATGGCGTAGTACCCCCGGATGATTTCCAGAAGGATGCGTTCCGCCTTGTTGTGGGTGTCCTTCCACTTCTTGCCCTCCCTGCTGCAAATCAGGTCGGTGCGGCGGCGCATCGCCTCGACGAAGATTTCATGCGGCCCGTGGGTCTGGCTGTAGGCCAGGCGGTCGGTGCTGATCAGGCGGATGTTGCTGTCGCTCATCGTCGTCTCCTGTGTGCGGGTGCGTCAGACGTAGCGGCTTGCGTGTGCCGGGTAGCCGTTCACCGCGTCGAGTGCCTGCTGGGTGACGTCGCGGCCGTCCTGGTCCAGCACGCGGCGGAGGTTGCCGGTGTGGGCGGCCTGGTAGGATTTGCCGGCGGCACGCAGCGTGCGGTGGGTGCTGATCTCGCTGGTGTCCTGCTGGTCGATGTTGGCGAAAACGGTGTAGGCCATCGTCGTCTCCTGTGTGCGGGGGGGCTCAGGCTGCGGCATAGGCTGCGGCGAGAGCGATTTTGTAGTCGGCCGCAGCGGCTGCGCGGGCTGCGTCGGCTGCAACGCTGGCTGCGCGGGCTGCGCGGGTGCCGCTGGCCCGGTAAGCCCGGTATGCGGCTGTGGCGGCTGTGGTTGCGACAGCGACGGCGTCGTGAGCGACGGATGCGGCTGCGGCTGCGGCGGCTTCGGAGCAGGTCTTGGCCATCTGGGTATCTCCTGTGTGCGGGTGTGGGGATTAGGCGAGTGCCGCGCGTGCCCGATCCTGTGCGGCGGCGAGGTCTGCGAGGGCGGCGCGGCAACCGGCGGTGTCGGTCCCAGCCGCGTCCCACGCGTCGGTCGCGGCGCGGATAGCCGCGCGGGCGC